ACCCCCAGGATCGCCGCGGCCTTCACCTGTTCCTCCCGGAACGACCGCCACTGCTCAACCGTGAAGCTCATCACGTCCATGGTGTCAAACGGCTCGAAATCGATGTAAACCTTCCCGCCGATGTCGCTCCTGCGGTAGCGTCCGAAAAGGCCCTCCACTTCCCGCACGATCATGTCCTCATAGACGACCGGCTGGCAGATCTTCGGCTCTTCCGGCACCTCTGTTTTCAGCCCCATCTCTTCGCACTTGCCGAAGAACTCGTCCGCGGCGTCCTGGCAGTTCTGCATGGCGTCGGCCAACGAAGTCACCGGAACGATGTCTCCGCCGATACTTTCCGGCAGCGCGGCGTAAGCAATTGGATCGTTTTCCTTTGCAAAGTTCCGCAGCTGCCTGTACTGCTGCCCGGCGCTCTTGCCGGAGTATCCCATGTCCGCCAGCGCGGCGCGAATCCCCATGCCCTTGTTCACCCGTTCGATCAGTTCGTCCAGGCGTCTCTGCCTGTCTTCCTTTGTGTTGACCGGTTTGCCCATTTTCTTCTCTCCTTTTTTCTTCGGTTTCCCGTCTGTATACTGGTAGGGCTTCCGCCCGAGCCATTCCCTTTGGTAGTTGCACCATGTCGCCCTGGGCGTGACGTAGTCCTGGCTCCACAGGTAGCCGAGGATATCCCCGCCTTCCTTTTCAAGCCGAAGGCACTCGTTCAGGATCGCGGCCTTTTCCTCTTCTGTCCGCAGCCTGCTCATCCGGCCACCTCCTCGATGAACACGCCCAGCCCCTTCACCGCCAGGATGATCACTCCGGCCAGCAGCGCGATCTCGATCAGGCACAGGATCCACTTCCACAGCTCGCTGTCAAAAAATCTCTTCATTCAGATCACCTTCACGTAGATGTAAATGAACAGCACGTACGTCAGCAGCGGCAGCGTCACGACCGCGAAACGGTACAGCCAGCGCGCCGCGATTTCTTCCTCGCTCATACGCACCCGGACCTTGTGGCCCATCGTGGTCCTGAAGGTTCTGTAGCCTCTCACTGTGCCGCCTCCTTTTTGCTCATGAACACGGTGAACTCCGGGTCCAGCTTCATCAGGATCGTCGTCAGCAGCAGCGTTACGGTGTGCAGCTCCTTTTCGATCAGTTCAAGCCGGTCCGTTTTCCGGTTCTCTTCCTCCTGGTATCCGTAGGCCTTCAGGAAGCTCTTCCGGCCGATCTTCACCCTGTTCCCGCTGATCTGCGTCGCAAAGGGCAGCTGGCCCGTGCGCGCGTACTCGATCAGCCGGCCCGGATCCATCTTCATCGCGCTGGCCGCTGTGGCCGGTGTGATCCAGTCGTCGGTCATCGCCTTGATCTCGTCCATCGTCATCCGCTTCACCATCCCCTCCGCACCTTCAGCCACCGGCATCCGTCGCAGGCTCCGTCGTACTCGTACTGGTACTTCATGCACTTCAGGCACAGTTCGTTCGCGCAGTCCTTCAGCTCGCCTTCAGGATCCTGCACGGTGAACCGCTCCGGGATCTCGCCTTCCGGGATCTCCGGCAGCGTCATCCAGGCGATCACGTTGTTGTTCCCGCCGCCGGTGATCCAGCCGTCGTCGTACGGCCGGTCCATCCAGTGCGTGCCGAAGCACATGTCCCGCCTGCCGTTCTTCAGCTCCTTGACGCACAGCACCCGGAGCCCGTCCCGCGGGAACTCTTTCGCGGTGTTTCTCCATGTTCCAGTCATTGTCAGCACTCCTTTCTGTTGCGTTTACGAAACTTCATTGTTAAAAAAAATTATCGCTGTCTGGTGGTCATCCAGTTCGAGCTCGAACCGAAGGCCGGTTATCTCGCCCTGGGTGAACTCGCTCTCCCCGCCAACCTTACGAAACCATGCAGATCTGCTTATTCCAAGCGCATCGCATAGCTGGTCGACCGTTTTCTCCTTCATGATCATCTGTGCCTTCAGTGCTTTCGCGTTCATCCGATCGCCTCCTTCCTGTGTCGTTGTGGTTGTTTCGTATCCGCAACACAAAGTATAGTAGCGTATTCGCAACTTGTCAACACCTTTTTGATATTTTTGTTGCGTTTCTGATACTTCTATATTATAATGAAGTCCCAAAGGAGGATCCGGAAATGTGTGAGATCGCAAACAAAATCAAAGCAAGAAGGATTGAGCTCGGCCTGACGTTGGAGGATGTCGCACAGGCTGTCGGCGTCGGACGGTCCACCGTTCAGCGCTGGGAAAGCGGCCTGATCAAGAACATGGGACGCGATAAGATCGCAGCGCTTGCAACCGTTTTGCAAATGAGCCCGGTGTCTTTAGTCCCTATTGATCCTCAAATTTACGAGCTAACAAAGCACATAAACAAACAGTTGGAAACGTATAATTCACTTGTTGATCCAGAGATGACAATAGGCCGTGTTGTAAGTCCTGAAGATGAGAAACGTCTCGAAGCTCTCCATCAGGATCCGCGTCTGGGCCTGCTGTTCGACCGCTCCAGGAAGATGTCCCACGAGGACGTGGAGTTCATGCTCCAGATGGCGGACCGCATCCTGAAGGAACGGGACGGGGATGATTGATTTTTCCATCACGGTCATCTGTATCATGAAGGGGAACAAAAGGTGGTGATGCAGATGCGCAACGACGAGATCCGCACGATCCTTCAGGATCTCCCCATTTCCGTCCACGGTTTCGTCTTCCACGACGATGACGGCCAGCCGGTGGTCGTCCTGAACTCAAGGCTTTCCGCGGAGAAGCGCATGAAAGCGTACCGGCACGAGGTGGAACACATCAAAAACGGCGATATGTACGACCAGACCTATGACGAATATGGAGGTGCACCATGAAAAAGCTGATCACCATCATCCTGATCCTTGCGCTGGCCCTGCCGGCTGCTGCGCTGGCGGATCCTGATTACAATCCGGTCGGCCGCTGGACAATCGCAGACAAGTACAACGATATCCCGAACGGATATATGTTTCCGAAAACAGATTTCTTTATCTTCGACGACGGAACAGTATACCGCGTGTCAATCACGAAAAAGAACCACGAGAACGAGCTCACGCTTGCCTATGACAACGGCATCTGGGTCGGAGATCGTTCAGATATGACGATCAAAACAGGGAAGGACACTTTCAAGGCATACATCGACGACAATGGATTTTTATTTGTCATTAAGGACGGCAGCGATCCCATCAGATTTATGCGGGTTAAATACGAGGAGGAATGATACAATGTTCACACTCCTGTTCCTGATCCTGCTGGTCATCATCTTCTGTGTCGTCACGCACATGACGCTGTATGTTGCCGGAGGGATCCTCGGTATCCTGATCGTCATCATCGCGACTATTATCAAAAGGAGGAAAAGACAATGAAGAGACTGATCGCGCTGATCATGATCATGTTCATGCTCGCACCGGCAGCTGTGTCCGCAGACACATACACAGAGCTCTGCGGCGTGTGGACAGGCGCAAGCGAATTCACTTACGGTGAAGTGGCATACTTCATGATCCACCTGTATGAAGACTATACGGCAATCTACGAAACAAGATCATATTCGATTTACGACACAGAAGGGTATGGCTGGGTAAACATCGGCACATGGAAGATTGAAAAAGGTGGCGTAAGGATCACTTATCCGGATCCATGGGGGACTTCTGAGGAAAAGGAGCTTTTTCTGGAATTTACGCAAGCGCATTACCTCGCCCATAAACTTGTCAACTCTTACGTCCTGTTTGTGAAGCTCCCGGACAGACGCCCGCTGGACAAGGTCCACATGCTTGATGACTGGGATTAAGGAGGCCGCCATGACCTGCCCAAGATGCCGTAAACCTTCCCCTCCGGACGCATCATACTGTCCGTATTGTGGAAGGAATCTTTCACCATCAACAAAAAAAGGCCGCACCAAGTCCCGCGGAAATGGGACCGGCACGGCTTTCAAGCGTGGATCCACCTGGACGGCCCAGGTTGTTCTGAAGTATGAAGATCTCCCGCCCTTCGATCCGGCCAACCCGGCGAACCAGCTGCCGCGGAAAAAGATCACCAGGTCGAAGTCAGGATTCAAAACGCGGGACGAGGCGCTGAGATACTGCCCTGTGTTGAAATTTGGCCCACAGAAGGCCGCCCTCGCCCCGACCATGACAGAATACTGGGAGACATATAAGAAGGGCGCGTATGAAGCGCTCAGCGCGTCAAAACAGCAGGCATACAGGACCGCATGGAAGAAACTCGAATCCATCAAGGACACGCGGATCGACCAGCTGACGGTTTCTGACCTGCAGGATCTTGTTTCAGAGAAGTGTAGCAGTTATTACACCGCCAGGGACGTCCGGACGCTTCTGATCAGCCTCTTCCGGATCGCTGCCGCGGAGGGATATGCAAACAAGGACTTGCCGTCCTTCATCCGGCTGCCTGCGCTGGAGGAAACAGAGCAGACGCCGTTCAGCGAGACAGAGCAGAAGGCCCTGTGGAAGCAGTACGAAAACGGAGATCTCCGCGCTGCTGTCCCGTTACTTATGATCTACACCGGCATGATGCCCGGCGAGGCCCAGCGCCTCCGCGTGGACCAGATCGACATAGACGGGCGCCGGATCCGCGGCGCCGGTATCAAGACGAAAGTCCGGAAGCAGGCCGACATCGTCCTGGCGGATGACATCGTCCCGCTCGTGCAGGATCTGATCGACCACGCGCAGCCGTCCGGCTTCATCTGGAAGCGCTTCGAGCGTGTCTGGTATGATGATTACTACGCGGCCCTGGAAGCCGCCGGGTGCAGGAAGCTCCCGCCGTACTCATGCCGGCACACAACCGCGACCGCTCTGGCCATCAGCGAAAACATCGCGCCGCAGACGGTGAAGAAGGTCATGCGCTGGTCCACTGCCCGGATGCTGGACCGGTACGCGCACCCGGACCAGAACGATGCCCTGGCGGCTGTTAATGCCATCAAAACGGCGCGGTGATCATTAGCCTATTCCTAACATATTCCTAACACAGAAACAGCAAAGCGTTGATTTTACTTGTTTCCTCCATCCCCTGCTAAGGGAGTAGTGTCAGTGATGGCAGCCCGGGTTCAAATCCCGGCTTCTCCGCTTCAACCCGCGAGAAATAAAGCCTCGCGGGTTTTTCTATGTCTTTCGGCGATTCCTCAGAACAGGCGCAAAACAGGGCAAAATTGATTGCTATTCCTAACGTATTCCTAACACTTTTAGAAACAAAAAAAGCGGCTCCCCATCCCGGGGAGCCGTGCGATCTCGTCAAAAATCGTGAGATCTCGTGATTTTATTCTTCGTCCTCTTCTTCGTCTTTTTCGTCTTCTTCAGCCGCTTCTTCGTCAGGCGGCTGGTTGTCGATCGGTTCCTTCTTAACCTCCGGCAGTCCGGTCGCAAGGCTTGTCAGGATGCTGAGCACAGCGGCCGCACCACTCACAGAAAGCGCACGGAGCCACTGGATCTCCTCCAGCGCGGCCCCCACTGCGATAAATCCAACAAAAGTCTGCGCAAACGTCCTCACCGCGCGGATCAGCGCGGCGACCGCCCACTCTTTCCAGTTCCACTTCATTCTGCATCCTCCTCCATGCCCCTTCTTGATTTGTAGTGATCCAGGTCCGCCTTGACGCTCTTGAGCTTTTCCTTGTCGTTCCCGCTGATAAAATGCATCAGCAGGCCGTCCAGCACGTCCATCACCTGCGCCAGGTCGTTCTTCACCGTGCGGAAGTTGCCGTCTCCCTCGTTCAGCCGCCTCTGGCAGTCCTGCATGTCCGATTCCAGATTGTCCAGCCGTGTATTGATCGTTGCCATTTCTGCCGCCCTCTGATTCCGTCCGGAGATTTCGCCCCAGCCCTGTTTCCCTTTCGCGATCGCGCTGATGATCTCCGCGACGATCACGATGCCGGCGATGATCACCAGGATCGTTTCCCCGGACAGTTTTACCTCTGGCATTTTTATCACTCCTTCGTCATGGTCCCGCCGTACTTCTGCACAAGCTCTTCGGCGACGCTCCGACCCAGGTGCTCGATCCGCACCGTGTAAAGGTCGGTCGTGGCCGCGTCCAGGGCCGCGTAGGTCCTCTTCCCGACAATGCCGTCAGGCTCCAGCCCGTTGGCCCGCTGGAAGGCCTTGACGGCTTCCTCCGTCTTTGCGCCGAACTTGCCGTCGGCTCCGTATGGGCTCAGGTCGTACCCCAGCTCAATCAGCCGCGTCTGGACGTATACGACGTCCTCCCCGGTCGATCCGCGGCGGACCGTGCTCCGTGTTGGTGTTGGCACCGGTACATCCCCTCCTAACCCCTTCAGCACGCCGAAATGCGTCCACGGGTAAGCTGAAAGTTTCTGTTTCTTGACGGTCCCGCTGCAGTGGATCACGTTCCCGTCCCCGCAGTACAGGCCGATGTGCTGCATCTTGCTCGCGTTCCCGGGTTCCTGCTGGAATACCAGGCACACCATCTCCGGCAGGTTCGCGATCTTCCCCGTCTGCGCCCAGTTCTGCTTATGATTCCACATGATCGTGCACCCGGCCCCGTAGTGCGCGATCTTCGCGTCGTCCAGCAGCAAATTGATGAAGCCGATGCAGTCGTACATCCGCGTCACCGCGCTGTCCGGATAATACGTACACCCTGCACATGCGGCCTTGCTTCCGTTCAGGACCTGGCACCGCTTCCGGATCAGTTCCCTGTCGCCGTCGCTGATCCGGCTGTTGTTCATCTTCGCCTTCCGGTTCGCGACCGTGCAGTATTGCCCCGTCGCGCCCCAGCAGTACGGCCAGCCAACTTTCGCCTCCGCGTCGTTCACGACCAGCTGTGTGGCGTCAATGCCGGCGCGCTTCCATTCAGCGATTAACGTTTCTACGGTTTTTGCGCTGTTCACGGTTCAGCCAGTCCTCCTCTCCCGCCGCGTAGCCGACCAATAGCCCCGCGACAAATGCGATACACAGAATCAGGGCCAGGATCACCCACCGCATGCCCTCAGCCTCCTTTTCAGCTGTCCGCGTTCAGCGTGTCCGACGTGTTCAGCGCGGACATGTCGCTCAGGTGCCAGTCCGTCGAGCCCAGCCAGTTATCCTTCGCGAGCCCCGCGTCCTGGAACAGGCTCATCGTCACGATCGGGCCGCCGCTGTATTCGTTCCGCGCGATGCAACGCTGGAATTCCGCCGTCGCGTACGCGCCGCTCATCTCCTGCGACTGCATCCTGATCACGCCGAAATACTGATTGTTCGCGATGAACGTGCAGTCGATGCACCGCAGCACCTGCCCGGTCATGTCATCGTAGGAATTCTGTGAATCGTGGCAGTAGAACTGATTGATGAACGTGCAATGCTCGAAGGTCAGCGTGAAGTTCGGGCGCAGCCCGATGCCGACCGACTGATATGTGTCGTTCTTAAACACGACGTCCCGGCAGTACAGGTAACTGTCTTTCGAGCTGTCGTTATCGCAGTGCAGGCAGTAACCTGCTCCGGACTGCCCCTGCTGTGCGATCGCCCAGATCGTCATGTTTTCGATGCTGCCCTTGCTCATCTCCAGCGGCGGGTTCGCGTAGTCCGTCCCGACGTACTTCAGGATCGTGTGTTCTTTTGATTCGCCGACCAGGTGCACCCGCAGGCCGTTCGCTTTAATGCTCTCGTAGTACGTCCCGTCGCAGATGTAAATCGTGTCGCCGTCGCTGGCCGCTCCGATCGCGCCGGCGATTGTCGTGTAGTTCCCGCCGCCGTTCGCGTCGACGATGATCGTCCTGTTCTCGCTTTCTGATTCCAGGTCGCCGTAGAATTCCATCTGGAAAGGCGAATACGCAGTCACGGCTGAGCCTTCCTCCAGCTGGAAGCCGTTCACGTCGATGCAGGAGATCCGGACGTAGGCCGTCGTCGATGTCGTTGTGAACGGTCTCACGTTCGCCAGCGCGCTCATGTTGTTGCACTTGATCCAGTTGTAGTCAGCATCAAATTCCGAAACAAGGCACACCTTGTTCGGGCAGTATGTCGTCGACGCCTTTACCGGGATAAACCACGGGCAGTAGCTGTAGCTTGCCTGTGTATCAAATGATCCCTTCCCGCTGTAGTCGATAAAGCCGCCGCTGACCGTTTCGTACTTGTTGAAAAGGTTTTTCTTCGGCTTCACGATCTTCGGCATGTTGCCGATGTTCACGTGCGCCTCGCTCAGCGTCGCGACCGGAGAGCTGTTTGCCGCCCTCACATGTTCCGAACAGATCGTCACATACTGGTCGCCGCTGGTTGGGCAGGAGTATGTGAAATAAGCGCAGGTCGACGGAACCGTGAAAACGTACCCGTTCTGGAAGGTCACCAGCTCGCCGCTGATGTATTCGCCCGCCTTGTCAAAGTATGCAACGTGCGCGTTTCCCTGGCCCGCAAAGCACCTATAGTTCCCCGGGGACGCCACCGTGTAGTATTGAAGGCTCCCCTCGGCAACTTCCTGCCCGTCGTAGTATTTCACGTAATAGCCGACCTTCGGTGCCATCGTCAGCAGGTTCGCAAAATGGAACTGCCGCTGGTTGCCGATCATCCCGGACACCATCACGTTTTCCAGCGCGTTCAGTTCGTTCGTGCTTTCGACCATTTCTTCGTACAGCGCAATGATCTCCTGGTACGTAGGCACGGATCCCGTCGGAGCCACCGCGCCGTCCGCGCCTGTGTTCGATACGACGCCATCGATGATCCGCATGGTCCCGGTGATCGGGGATTTCACGATCTTGATGGACAGCGTGAACCGGCCTTCGTAGTTGTAGCACGCCTGCGGCAGCTGGACATATGCCGTGTTCCCGGAGCAGTTCGTGTATGAGCTCCCGGAGATCAGGATGTTCGACCCGTCCGGAGCCATGAACAGCCCGATGCAGCTCGCGCTGCTCAGGTCCACCGGATCGCCGTCAAAGTACACCCGCACGCCGAACCGGTTTTCGAGCACGTCGCCCAGGCCCAGCGTGTGCGATGCAAAACTCCTGTGGATCGATCCGCTGTTCGCCAGGTCGATGTTGATAATGTCCTCGTGGTAAATTCCGCTCATGTTTTCGTCCTCCATCCAGCTGTCTGTTTACGTTTTCGCCCAGAACATGCGGCACTGCAGGTTTGCCGTGAACGACTGCACCGCGTTGACCTTGTACGATCCGTCCGTCTGCGCCGTGATGCCGATCGGTGAATAGCTTGCATCGGTCCTGTTCCTCGCCGTCACGTTGATCAGCACGTATCCGCTTTTCGCCGCGATCGTGCCGATGCCGTTTGTAAACGATACGCTGCCTTCCGTGATCGCGATCGGGTTCGCCGGCATCGTCACGTGAAGGTCCGTCCCGCTCGCCGTGCCGACCTTGCTCCTGGTTCCCCAGCTCAGCGTCGGATCGCTGTCGCTCGCGCTGGCCGGGTTCGCCGGCATCGTTACGTGCAGGTCTGTTGACCCGACCGTGCCAACCTTGCTCCGCGTGTTCCACGCCAGCGTCGGATCGCTGTCCGTCACGGATACCGTTCCCGGCCTGCTGGCCGTCGGATCGGAGTATTCCGGGATAATGTCCCGCACCTGGTTGATGATCCCGCCGGCCACGTCGTCGCTCAGCTTGTCGCTGCCGATGCTCTTTGCCTGCACGTTGTACCCGGTCACGTTGCCCTTGCTGTAGTTGATCGCGTTTACGAGCTTGACCGCCGTGATCTTCTCGCGGATCGCGTCCCATTCCCATTCGCTGACCAGCAGCTGCAGGCTCAGGTCGATCTCCTCGTCGATCACCGTCACCGTGTCGTACAGAAGCACGCTTTCCAGGTCTTTCAGCGCGCGGTATTCCTCCGCGCTCCCCAGCATTTCAAAGTCGACCGTCAGCGTCACGCTCACCTGGTCCGCCTTGTCCACGCTGAAACGTTCTCCGGCCTTCGCCCGCATTTCGTCCAGCAGGTCGCTCTCCGTCCATGTGCTGCCGTCTCCGGTACCCTTGTCCTTGCCGACCTGGCCCTGCACCGTCAGCTGCTCCATCCGGATCACCGGATAATTGCTGATTCTGGAGGAATCGACCCATTGCTCCGGCAGGTAAAGGCTCTCGCCCTTCTCGTCCTTCGCCACCGGCACGACCCGCGTCACCAGCCCGCTGGAATCCTTCGCCAGGTTCGCGCCCAGCATGTTCTTCCGGTACCGGATGCGGAATCCGCGGTCCGTGTTGTCCTGCGTCATCACGAACAGGTCCCAGTTGTCGCGCTTGTACGCCGCCCTGAACGTGCTCACGATGCCCTTGTCCGGGTCCAGCAGCGCGTATGTGCCGTTCTTGCCCTTGATCTCCTGTGTGTATGTGCCATTATCGTCCGATGAAAGGTTCGTCGCGATCGTCCCGGGATAGCTGATCATGAACGCCTCCACGATCTTCCCCAGGGCCATCGCCGGCGACGCCTGCCCGATGTTCACATCCTTGATCAGCACGCCGTTCAGGTCATAACTCACGTGCTTCGCCGTCACGCTCACCGTTCGGTTCTTCGTGTCCACCGTCGGCTTTTCGATCCGGAAAAGCTGCGTCGTGATGATCCGCGGCTGCGTCTCGCTGGGCGTCAGGTGCTTGTAGTATGTCAGCTTGCTTTTCTCGACATATCCGACGATGCCGTAGTAGGTCGACATCTTGTACCATGTCGTGTTGTATTCCTCGACGAAGTACAGCTCCGTACCGTACGGCAGCGTCACCAGCACCGGCGCGCCGGCCGTCATGTTTGGGATCTCTTTCCACCAGCTGCTGTACGCCGGATCAGTCTGCGCCTCCCGGCTGCTCGCGTCCCAATAGGTACACTCATAGTTGTGGCCGTTGCTGGTCGTTTTCATGCCAACCTCACCGGCTCCGCTGCTGGTCGTGTCAGGCCATGTAGGATATACGATCGCTGTCGGCGCGCTCGCGCTCTCGCGCAGCTCCGCGTTGACGTTTGTCTTGTATACGTCCGCCTCGTACCCGGCGAAGGCGTTCTCGATTTCCTCCCGCGGCACAGGGCAGCGGATCACCGCCCCGGGCACCAGGTGCTTCCATTTCCCCTCCGGGTCGATCGGATGCGTCATCGTCAGGTCGTAGTTGCCCCCGGCGACGTTCTTCAGTGTGCACTCCGTCGGCCGCAGCACCGCGTTCCCGTTTCCGGTATAGTTCGTGTTGCCGATATCAAATACACAGATCACAGGAACCGCTCCTTTCGGTCAATCACGAGCTTGCTCCATCCGCTGCCTGATACCGCGTTGCTTCCGACATTCAGGACCGGGAATTTCCCGCTGCTGTTCAGCGTGTAGTCCGCCGTGCCGGCCGTGTTCGTGATCATCTGCGTGTCGCAGTCGATCACGTAATCCGTCGAGGCGGTCAGCCCAGTCACCGTCAGCGTGTTCCCGCCGGCGGAAACGGTCATCGACGTCGTGCTTGCCGTCGCCGTGATCTTCGGGTAGCTTTGCACGTCGCCCATGTTCAGGACGTCACCGCTCGTGGTGATCGTTGTCGCGATCGGACGCAGGTTTTCCTTCAGCGGCTGGCAGTAGAACTGCACCTCGCCCGCCCAGATGTCCATGTTGTGGCTCAGTTTGTTCAGCGTCACCGCGCCGATCACCCGCGCCGGCTGTTTCTTCTCCGGTTCCGCGCTGAAGGTCACGTATCCGCTCCCCCGCAGCCATTTGTAAATGTCACGGACGTTGTACGCGCCCAGCACGTTGATCGTCACCGTCTGGATGTAGCTGTTGAAAATGTTTTCGCCTTCGGTTTCCGTCAGGTCGCCGGCGCGTCCGGGGATCTCGATATGTTTTACCCGTTCTTCTGCGCGGATGATCGGCGCATGTCCTGCCATGATCACGCCTTTGCTCCGGCAGTCAATCCCGTTCCAGATGAAAAAACTCTGTCCCATGCTCTCAACTCCCGTATCCGCTCATCGTCCGCCGCTGGGCCGCCGCCATTGCCGCCGCCAGGCCCTCCGCGTCCTGCCCGTTGTTCATGTACATGCTTTCGACATAAAGGTTGCTGGAATAGTTCCTCGACGCCACTTCCCGCGCCGTCATCACGCGCTCGCCCTTGTGCAGGACCGCGTGATACCCGTCGAACGGCACCGACCACAGGCCGTTGGCGAATCCGCGGCCGCCGATATCTCCGAAACTATGGCCGCCGTCGCTGCCACCGAGCATAAGACCAGCAAACGTGCTCCCGACCAAACCGCCGCCCACGTCCAGCTGCACCGGGATCGTCACCGTCCCGACCTGTTCCTGGATTTGTTCCGCGCCGTCCTCAGCTTCCAGCAGTGTGCTGACGTCGACCTCGTAGCTTTCCATCTGCGTCAGGTCCATGGCCGAACTCGCAAGCACTTCGCCAGTCTTGCGGTCTTTTACGATCACTTCCCCGGTCTGGTCGCCCGTGTATGCCTGCCCGGATGTAGCGGCCTCCGGCAGCGCATATTCGTCCCTGCGCCCATACCCCAGCGCGTCCAGCGTTTGCATCATGATCATCCGCTGCGTGCTGTCATAGCCGGAGTACATCCACTGAGCCATGGCGTCCATCGCCCTGACGTCTTTCAGCATCCACGCCGCGCCCTCGTACAGTTCCGCGACCTGGTTAAACGCATCATTCGTTCCGGCTTCCGCCTGTTTGATGAACTCCTCATACCCGGCGGACGTAAGCTGCCCCGTTTTGGAGTTGTACATGTCGCTGTTCGCCGTGTCTGACGGGTTCAGCATCGTGTACAGGCCGATCAGCCACGGGGCCGCCGCGGCGACCGCGCTGGCAAATGCAGATCCCCAGCTTGCGCCGGCCGCTGCCCCCGCTGCCGCGCCTCCGCTTGTCAGCCCCTGGATGCCCTGCACAAGTTTCAGGACGTCCAGCGCACCGCCGAAAATCTCCAGTGCTCCCCAGCCGATCACAATGTCTTTCAGCACCTGGATCACAGTCCCGCTGTTTTCTGTCAGCCACTGCAGGCCGCCGACGATGCTGGTGAACACGCCTGCAAAGCCTTCTACAACTTTATCCGGTTCAATTGTGCTCAGATCTTCAAACAAACCGGTCACGGCCTTCTCCATGTCCGCCAGGGCCTGCTGGCCCGCAGGGCTGTCCAGGTAAGCAAGCAGGTTCTCCAGCAGTCCGGACAGTGCTTCCGCGCCTTTTGTCAGCGCGGGAGCCAACCCGGCCATGACCTTTGTCTCCAGCGTGTCAAAATTGCCCTGCAGCTCTCCGACCTTGTCGTTGAGCTCGGACAGTTTGCTGACCTCTTCCTCCGTGTTGGTGTTTGTGGCTTTCAGGGCCGCATTGTAATCTTCCAGGCTTTCGTACCTTTCAAACAGCGGAACGAGTTCCTTCCAGCTCCTGCCGAAGATCGCCTGTGCCTTGTTCTCTTTTTCATACTCGTCCGTCAGGGCCATGATGGCCTTGCCGGCATCCCAGAAAAGCTGCACGGAATCCTCCGGGATGATCTCATAATTCCCGGCCTTTCCGATCTCCGTGATCAGCAGGCCCAGGTCACGCAGTTCGTCAATGGCCGTGCCTGATCCGACGTTTTTCTTCAGTTTTGTCTGCGCGTTCAGAATTGCGTCAACGGTCGTGTCCAGGCCGTTCTGCACCAGCTTCTGCATCTGCAGGAACGTCTCCAGGTCGATGCCGTACATCAGGGCCATCGTTTCCGTATCGTCGGCCCATTTCGCCTTGTCCATCATGGCCGACCAGATTGATTCCCCGAGGCTGATCGCCTTGCTGGCTGCCCTTTCCAGCCCGTTCGTGATGGAATGGATCGCGCTGGTCACCTGCTCCAGGCTGACCTTCTTGTTCAGTCCGCTCAGGCTGTTCGCCAGCTGATCCGTCTCGCTGGATGCTTCGACGCTTGCCTCGCCCAGCTCCTCGATCTGCTGCTGCGTTTCCATCATGGCGGTCTGCGCGTTGAGCAGTTTCCGCTGCATGTCCTGGTAGCTTTTGCTGACCTTGCTGGTTCCGTCCTCATCGAGTTTTTTGAGGGCCTTCTGCGCTTCCTCGATGGCTTTCTTCTGTTCCTTCAGCTTGCCGTTGAGCAGCTGCTGTTTCTGCTGCAGGTAGGTTTCCGCGTCCCCGGTCGCCTTCAGCTGCTGCTCGTTCTGCTTCAGCGCGGCGTCGATCGTCTTGACGCTTGCGCCTGCGCTGTTCATGCTCTGGATGAACTGGCTGACGCCGCTGACGCCCATTTTTACACTAAGCTCTGCCATCCTGTTACCCTCTCTTTATGCCGTGCTGCTGGTCGTCATAAGCGCGCCGCCAGACGTAGCAGTCAAGGATCATTCCGGGCGACATCTCGCCCATTTCGCTGTATGTAAGGCCGGCGACCAGCCCCCAGTGAATTACTCGCCGGAAGGTGAATTCACGGGATCTTTTTTTTCGTTGATCTCATCGAGCACAACGTCCCGCGCCTCATCCCGCTTTTCTTCCGCCGCCGCCTGGCTCTCTGTTTCCTTACTCATGCACCCGATCACCGCCACCTGGTACGCCAGCAGTGCGTGGGGGTCCATATTGTCCTTCAGCCATTCGTCCGTCAGGTCTGCTTCTTCCCCCGCGTGTTTCAGCCCCGCGTTCCCCAGGATCCGGATCACGCTGACCGTGTTCCTCACCCGGTTTTTGCCTTTGAGCAAAAGCTCCTTGATCTCGCCCAGGTTGCCAATCTCCTCCTCGATCTCGATGAACTGGTTCATCCTGAACCGCAGCGGGATCGTGCGCTCTCCGATATTGACCGTGATATTGTCCATTTTCAGCACTCCTTCTTTACACAAAAAGCCGGGGCGGAGGCTTTTGCCTCCGTCCCGTAATGTCATCAGGTGATTCCGGCCTTGCTCTTAACGTATGCGATCGCGTCCGATTCGGATGCGAATGTCTTGTGCGTCGCAAAGGCGAGCTTGCCGCTGGAATCCAGGCGTACGCCGGAGCCGACGCCGTTGAGCGTGGGCGTGCGCCAGTCGAGGTTTTCTTCCTTCGTCCTGGTTTCCTCGTTGCCGATACCGAATTTCAGCTTGTAGAACCACCAGCCTTCGTAAGAAGTTTCCACGACGCCGCTGGTGTTCGTGGTCCTCATCACGCGGACGTATCCGAAACCGACGTCCGGGCTTGCCGCGTCGTTCACGGTGTATTCGTTCGTCTGTACGGTTTCTCCCAGCAGATAGGCGCGCACGTCGTCCTTCAGGCCGGTCGGCTCGAAGTCCAGCGTGTACCCAAGCACGCCGTTGTCGCTGTCCAGCTGCACGTCGTCGCCGTAGAATTTCCCGTTTGCGCGGTTCCAGGCCAGCGTGGCCGCCCGCGCTTCCGCAACGACCTTGCCGGTGCCGTATGAGATGGATGTCCCGGGCGTGTAGGTCTGGACCGTCGCCGCCACAGGGCTCAGCATACCGATGTTTGCGTTCATGCAGATTTACCTCCTGCTTCGTTCTGTGAAATGATTGCGTTGAATAGTTTTTCAGCCTCCGCGACCATGGCTGCAACGGCTGTTTTTTTGCCCTTGCTGACGCCTTTTCGCACGAAAGGCTGCTTTTGCATAAAACTTGTGCCTGAGTTGATGGCGTTGGCGATCACGCTGATCGGCTTCTGGTTCTGCGCGCCGCGCCCGATCGTCGAGCTCAGCCCGTACTGTTCCGCCTTGCCGGAGTATCTGATCGTTTTCAGTGTCGAGCTTGCCGCGTTTTCTTTTCCCTTGAACGCGACGTCTTTGTAGTTCGTCCGCGCGCTGCTGTTCATGTGGTTCCAGTTTACGTTCGCATACCCGCTGCCGTTCAGGCCGACGGACGTATTGATCTCGTTTCCGTCCTTCTCGAACTTCGTAATACCGAACGCTTCGCCCTGCTGCAGGACCGCCTTCTCTTCCGGGCTGGGCAGCCGCGTTTCTCCGGGTCCTGCGTACTTGAACGGGGCCGTTTGGATGTTGTTGATCTCCGCGAAGATCGCGTCCGCCATCCTTCCCGCGCCCTCATACAGCGCGTGGCTCCCGACAAATGCCGCCTTGTCCCCCAGTTCGTTCAGCATCCGGCTGATCTCCGCCAGGCCGTCGCTTTGAAACGTAAAGTTCATCAGCTTCCACCCGCTTCCGCTTCGTCCGCCTCCGGTTCGTCCATGCACTGGAACACCCACTCGATGTGGAACAGCCCCGTCTCCGTCTCGTACTGCGTGCTGTTCATGCTCCAGCTGTTCCCCAGCACTTCGCTCAGCACTTCCTCGACGGCTTCGATCATGTCGCCCCGGTCGTCCAGCTTCTGGAAGTAAACATCCACGCTGCCTTCCCAGGCGCGGTCGATCTTCGCGCCGTCTCCGTTGTGCGCGTCCGCCTCGAAGTCCAGGCTCACGACGCCATACGCGCCTTCCGGCCGCGTCCGCCATCCGTATTCCGCGAAGGGAATGTCCGTCAAATTCAGTGCCGCGACAAGCGTTTCGTACTCACTCGGCATTGTTCACGACCCCCCTTGCGTTTCCGTCCACGCGCTGCAGCGTCAGCTCGATCCCGTCCGTCTCCGTGATGTACGTCCGGAGGATC